ATCTCGCCTCTCATGTATTCAAAATCTTCCATACCAGACCGGGATACCTTCGTGTGATCAGCGATCATCATAATATCCATGCTCTGCTTTGTCCAGGTTTTTACTGACTGAGCGGCAGGAGCCGTTTCCTCAGCTACCATTTCGGCTGAATCCGTCCGGGTCGTTTCCTCCCACCAGCTGATCTGATCCTTTCCGGCTCCAATTGTTCCTTTTTGTATGGCATTCCATATCGGTGTTAACCTCCAGGGTGCTGCTTCCACTCCGGGCTCAACCTGTGCCTCAATAGTACCACTGTTAACATCTTCTGTCGTAATCCCAGAAACACCCTTTCGAGTACTGGGAATTTCCAGTTCAAGTGATGTAATTTCCCCTACACTTTGTTTCTTTCCCTTCGCTTTTTCCTTAAATTCATCACTTTTTAGTTGTTCCTCAAGCTGTTCGCTGAAAGATTTTTCGGTTGCACCCTGCAATTCAGACATCTGCTTGATAGTTGTTGAGATATCATCAAGTTGTTCCTGCTGCTTGGTCATATCTTCCTTACTGGCAACCGTTTCTAGCTTGTCCGTAATTTCAGTATGCTTGGCCTCCAAATCTTCAACGCTGGCTTTCTTGTCTAGGTCCGACTTTAACCCCTCAATCGAGGCATTAATTTCATCAGCCTTTTCTTTGACTTTTTTTTCTTCTTCAGTCATGTCTCAGATTTTTAATTGATTAATAAATTGTAAATCAATCCTTTACTGAGTGCTGACGGGTCCGGGACTCCGGAGTGTCACGCGGGTCGGTAAGAAGATTCTTAAATACTTTTTATTTCACGCTTATGTGATTATAAAATGTTTGGATCAGGCTCTTGCCCTTATTGTCGAGTGCCGGCGGGTCCGTTTCCGGAGTGCCTGACGAATCGGTGATAAGGTTCTTTAACTGATCATATAATTTTTCTATTTGTCTTGCTTTTTCGTCACTGTAATTGCCCTTTTGTATCATTAATTCCAGTTCATCCAGACTCTTAATATCAATCAGGGGCGTTTCGGGATTTGCACCCCAGGTATAAAGAGTGGAATATTCCCATAGCTTCCATTCTAAAACTATCTGCTCATTATCAGTATCCCTTTTAATCGCCCTGACTCTTATTGAATGATCCAGGCTTCTTTTATTCGCAGCAAAAAGCCGGTAATCCTCAAACACATCCTTTACAATCTGCTTTTTCATGTTCATCTGGCTTACTGCCACGGCTCCATGATCATCCTCATATAGCTCTATAGGAAGCCCTAGCAGGTAATCACCATTATGGTTGAGCAAGTGTTTTATTATCTTCAGATTATTCTTAAAAGTCCTCTTGAAAGATCCGGGTGCGGAAATATCCCCGTCACTATCTTCATTGTCAAAGGCATTGATATAGATAGTAACTATCCCTTTCGCCTCATCAAGGTCTTTCACCTCATGGCTTAAACTTTTGAATATTATTTTATTTTCCATCACTATTTTGTTTCGTATGTCATACTGCAAAGACAATTTATCGTATTCCCTGCCGAGGCTATTGAAGGATCTCCCGGATATTGCAAATCTTCACCATCCACTACAAAAGGCTCATTGCTATCCACACTTTGATTATCGGCCTCCATGTGCGAAGCCCTGGAAGTAGCCATCATTGCTGATAGCCAAATTTTGTTATGAGGAAATCCAGTACTCTGCACACCCTTTAAACTTCCAAAGTTGGCAGCCCTGTTGACTTCCGTTCTCACTATCCTTTCAGTCCTGAAGTACCTGGCCCTGTGCCATTCTGATTTTATCCTGTCCCTCAATGCCGTTTGCGCTGCTCCCCCTCCGATACCTGTCTCAAGAATCTCCGGGATAAGCTTATCCAGAAGGCTTTTTAAAAGCACTTTGGAAGTATCACCAATAGCTGTAATCGTTGTACCCATATCTGTGATGAGATAACTATCAATAGCCTGCAAAATCAGATCCTCAACAATCTCATCCTCATCCTTCAGGATCTCCACTCCCCTCATACTTTTCGCCTGTCTCCGGTCAAACTTGGCAAACTCAAAAGCCGTTGCCATATAAAGCTGTTTATAACCCTGTTTTATCGGTTCATCACTAAGCTGTGGAACCTCTATATGGGTTATATTGCCGGTTTGATCTATGGCCTCATATAAGGGCTGTATTTGCACCTCAAGAGCTTTCATAAAGACAGGACGCATAGCCCGGCGAAAACTAGCCTTCCGCCTGTCAATACTTCGCCAGGTGCGCCTTCTAAAACTCATTTCAATGAACGTTTATTAAAAATCCACTCTCTTTGTGGCTAGTATTTTTCTCTTGGCCGTATATTCACTCAGGTTATCGCCCTGAATAGCATCAGCACAGTCAGCTATCTGCCTTTCCAGAAGTTTTTCAACCTGTGCCCTGGTCCATGTCTTTTGTTTTTCGGTCATAACTGTTCCTGTATTTTGTTTTTCCTAGTCAGTGTAATATTTAGATGAATCTTATTCCCTAATTTCCAACATTTCCATCCATCTTTTGGTTCATCCTCAATAACTTCCCTATTTAATGAGAAACCAGTTAGGAGGTAACCACCAGAGCTAAATTTTTTTAATTTTTCAATTAGTTCATCCATATCTTATTGAATATTAAAATCTTCCTTTATTTTTTCAATATCAATTTTCGGGTATTTATTCATTCTTTTTATATTCTTCCAAAAAATCTCATTCTGTTCTTTCGTGTGGGTTGCTATTATCGCAATCGCTAATTGTTGCATCATTTTTTCCAGGCGGTTAAAACGATTATTTATACATTCATTTTCATTCATTTCCATTACATTGCCTCCTGTATTTCGTGGTTTTCATAATATTTATCGCTGTTTGAAATATCTTCCTCACTGAAATCAAGCGGGATCTTGTTGGCAGAGATATACCTTTGCTGCATCTCAGGCAGCCCCGTTGGTTCCATACCAAGTTTTTCCCTATATTCATCACCGGTGATAGCTGCATCATTAAAAGCCATGCTAATCCACTTGACCTTTTTCTCCTTATCTTCCTGTAAACATTCTATGCCGGAATAGTCAGCTATCAGCTTATAAGGACCATAAGCCTGAAGGATCTCGGTAAAGCCCTCACAGAAAGAAACTTGGTCCGGGATGATCCGGTGTCTGTAAATGGCCTTCTCTGCCAGGGTCATATTATCGTAAGTGCTGGCTTTGGTATCTCCGAAAAGTACCGAAGGAACCTGCAAAAGATTGCAGAAAATTCTCAATCCATGCTCCGACATTTCAATAACCTGTAAATCTTTTAGGCTGTCATAGCCTATCTTTGCAACCCCTACTTTCCCACGTGTAAATATTGGAGTAGTGAAATTGTTTATGCCTTGATATTTTGTTTTGTATCGCTCCCTGAACTTGCTTTCCTGGGCCATTGGTGTCTCATCAGATTCACCTTCTTTGGAAAATTCTTTATAGACAATACTAGGTGGATGCATATTAGAATAGGTCTTTGCTGATATTTCGTATCCCTTGTTTTGTGAGTTGATAATGTTTGCAGCGACCTTTACCGGGGACATTCCCATAAAGTTTTTCCCATCAGCATATTGGAGGGTAGGAGCAAAGCGTTCATGCCATATATCCAATGCCTCTATTTTGTACCGTTCGTTCATGTCTAAGGTGTAATATCCTACTGGTTTACGCCAGGATTTGGCTTTTATGGTCACATCCTGAGAAGGTATCATTAAAAGACCATCATTGGTAAGTTTGCCCTTATTTAGTCCAGCGGGTAGCTTGGGAGCATATACAATAGTATTGCCTGTAATATACCTGAATACTGCCCAGGCAACCTTGAATTCATTGTATGTCTGGTAATAATTGGGCTTTCTTAAAATACTAGTAATATCTTTTTCGAAAGCATCCACCTCTGTTCCATCAGCTTTCACTTCAACCAGCTTGTGAGGTACTTCGGCAAACATCCCGGCCAGCTTTATGACTATAGAGAAAACATCCGGGTTTCCTTCATATCCCTCTTTGACATACTGGCTCATCTTGGAATCTTTCCCCAATGCCAGGCCGGTACTTAGGAAATCATAGATAGCATGATATAACTCGTTCTGTTCGCTAATCTGCACCTCAAATTCAGCAAACCTTTGCTTCCATAAATCCGCTTCCTTTTTATATTTGTTATGCCCAAACATTTGTATTGACTTTCTGTTTCTGGAACATGAAATAATACCTAAAAGCATCTATCAAGTGGTTGAAAGCATCAATAGGAATTCCGGCTTTCTGATCTGACCAGACATAATTATTGAGCTCTTTAACCAGGTTATATGAATCCTCAGTTACAATAAGTTTATAGTCCTGAAGGGATTTTAGCCATTCGCTTACAGTGCCGTCCTTTTTTACAGCGCGAATATTTAAAGGCATGGACTTAATTGATCCATCTTTCTTTTTAAGATCTGTAATGGTCCTGGGATTAGCTGATTCAGCTACAATAAGATCATCAGACTTATTGATATATGATAAAATAGTTTTATTTAATTCATTTGTAGATTGATTTGTTTTATAGAACTGTTCATCCAGGTAAATCAGCTTTCTTTTCCCATCAATGGCTACTTTAATGAAAGCGTCCGGATCAGGATGGTAACCAAAATCCAGGCCGTAACCATAAGGGAGGGTAGTATCAAATTCTCCATATCCCCAATTTAGGAATATCTGTCCCTCAAGTATACCTATTTCACCTTCCCCGTATACCCTCCACCAGTTAGCAAACTCCGGTTTTCCGGCTTTCCATAGGATTTTATTTAGCTCTGAATCAGGTATCCAAGGATTATCCCGGAATGTGGATTTTATTAATCGGTGTTTAAATGAAGGGATAACCGTATCATGGACCCAAAATTCAGAACGTGGGTTAAAGTCTAAAAATGTACATCGATGGGTACGTTGATTTAATTGGTCAAAATCATTGTATGTAACCTTGTTATTACACTCATTGATAAAAAGAAGATCCCGGCGGGGACCGGTAACCTTATCTGGATTATCACGAATACCAAAATATTCAAGAGTAGAATTGCCTATTGTAAAAAAATGATCTGTTCGGTTATGTATAGCTATTGGATTTTCCCCGAAAGCGGCAAGGATACGGTATAAATCCCTTATTACACCTATCTTTAAGTGTGGCAAAGCATAAGAACAGACTGAAGCAATAAGGGGTTTCTTTGAGTATTTAAGGATAATATAGATAAGCTGAAGAATGGAATATGTTTTTGATGATCCCTGCCCCCCCTGGTTTATGATCAGGGCTTCACCGTCTTGGAATGCTCCTAAATTACGGTCAAAAACATCAGTTAAGCATAGCTTCATCAATCAGCTTTTTAATTTTATTCTTTGTTTCAGGATTGGCTAAAGTGAATTCAATAGACTGGATCTTGTCACCGTCTGAAGTGAGATCATGATACTGTCGATCTCTCCATAATTCTGGTTGCCTATTTTTAAGCCAGAATATTGCAGCTGTTGTATCAGGTGGGTAATACTTAGTTATGGCCTGCTTAATGATCTGCCCTTGGTATTGGGTAATGTAAAGATCAGCATGTTCATAACCCTTTGCTCTTTGATATAATCTATCTGCTATTTCAGCATCAGCAGTCTCTTTACCTCTTTTTAAGGACTGACAAAATTCAAGATGATCCTTTTTCCATCGGTTAATTGTGCGCTCATCTACTTCAAATGTTTTTGCTAAATCACCATCAGTGGCACCTAGTAAAGCCATTTGATAGGCAATATGACAATATTCATCTTTATATTTAGAAGGTCTTCCAGCCATTTATGTATCAAAACGCTACAGTGCCATAATATACGACGATTTTTTATCGTATAAAATGATATTTTATCAACATATTGTTAACATTAATACGTTAAATGGGTGATTTTGTGGGATTTAGGGAATAAAAAAACCGGGTAGTTAGCCCGGTTCTGGCTCAATGCACACGGCAAAGAGGGGAATTACCTGGTTTTATGGTCCAGGAACCAATCTTTATATTCACAAAGGTCAAATTTAATGCTTTTTATCCTGATCTTCTACTAATTTTTTCACTGAATCATCATCATAGGATACTTCCATTTCCATATCTGGGAATTTTTTGATAAGCTTTTTTAATACTATGGCAATGATGTTTACATCCTGGGCTGTTATTGTGATGTTAAGCTTTTTCATATTGTAAATAATTCGCCAAAATTATCTTCATGGCTTTTTGTTTTGATTTTTAGATATTGATCCCTTGTCTGGGCCATTAAACTAAATACAGCTGTACTTATTCTTTCTTTCTTTTCATCTTTTATTAAGATATGTTGATTCATATACATAACAAATTCATCAGGCATGAGATCACCCTTAGCTGCCTGGCATATTCTACAAGCATAAACTATAATATTACCTCCTTGAGATTTCGGGTAAAAATGTTCTTTAGTACATTCTTCTTCCTGGCCGCAATACCAACATTTATTTGGATTTCCCTTTTTCATATAACCATATTATTAAGTCCTCAATTGTGTCTACTTGTGTTATTCCGTATCTTTTGCAAACAATATCGACATTCCCTTTTCTCCAAAATCCCGGAGGACAACAAACAATTAGTTTGCCACTATGGGCAAATAATCCCAATTCCAATAAGGTTATCGGTGATCGCGTGGTTTTATCAAAATACATTGCTATTATATCCGCTTTTTCCATAGCTTCCATCTCCCATTCAACTTGCTCTCTGAATTGTGGATTATTTATACTTTGAACCCAAGAATTGTCCCAATCGTCTCTACGAGGATTTAATATTGTTATACCCTTTAGCTCTTTGCATAATCTTTGTTGCCAATTTTCTGCTTTACCCATTTCTATGCTCCCAGCTAAAAAAACAGCCCTACCTTCGTATTGTAGTTTTTGTGGTGCTTTAATCTCCATTGTTTCCATAACCATTGTATTAAATCATATTCATAACTGTTAAATTCACTTTCCTGTGGTGTCATTCCCCTGATATCCCTATTAGTTGTATTTAGATAAGCACCTGGACGATATCCTGTCATGTGAGGATATTCCGAAACTTCTATTTCCGAAACGGTGGTGTCTCCCAAAAGCAGGCGGAGCATAATATTCGATTTGCCGCATCTTTTAAGTAGAATACGCTTTATATTCGCCTTACGCTTGCTCTCTGGCATGACATATATCTGCCATGCTTTTATGTGTAATGAATAAGCGGGAATAGTTATGTGGATTATTTTGCCCCAAAGTTTTTGCCAAGGAGTGCGGTGTGTTTGTAGATAGTGCCCGTTTACAATTTGACTGCCAATCCACCAATCATTATCCATTTCAATCGGACAAATATTTCCAATTTTCCTCAAAGTCCTCAACCACCAATTTCCTATATAAGCACCGGGGATATTCCAGAAGTAATACCACCATTCGGAATCCGTTAATCCCTGTAATGCACCCATCCATTCATTCATTCCCCTCATTCGTGGGAAATCTGGCAATTCTTGTCCAGTGTATTTACGATAGATATAGAAGTAAGAATGATGATCTCTGCTCGAAGTGACAGGATTGTCGGGGTGTCGAATTATTCTCTCTTTACTATTTTGTTTAATTAAAAGTGCTTCCAGTTTTTCTACTATGTGCGGAATAAACCCGTAACACATTCCCATTAAGACAAGTCTGCCACAAGTATCATTTATCGATTCTGCATCATCCTTTACAACAGGATAACCTTTTCTGTCAAACAATATGTGTGTGTTCTGTGCTTCTAAATTTAGTGGCATCTCCTATTTGATTAGTGTTCGCTTAATTATTTCTTTTATTCGGGCTTCTATTTTATTCATCTCTCTTTGTTTTGTTGGTCCTTTTAGAATTATATAACTGTTTTAATGTATTGTAAGTATTTTCAATATGTCTGCAATCTTCATTTAAATACGCACGCCAATCATTATCAATACGTGACCAATATTTTTTTTTGCCGTATTTGGCTCCCGATTGGCTAAAAGCCATCAAAATAGCATCTGGATGTTCGCCCCAAAGCTCAAGCCAATCATTAAACTCCTTATCTTGTATAGATTTTGATGCTCTATGATAATAACGATATCTTAACCAATTACGCTTAAACTTACGAAGCACACCTTTTTGGAATAAAAAGTCATATAATTTCATTATCCTTCCTCCATAATATTTATTTCTTTTTTGGGCATTGACATTTTTCTGGCAAACAGAATTACTGCTGTGGCTCCGCAAATAAGGCCGCAAATAAATCCTATGCTAAACCAGAGTATCATAATGCTTCTGCTTTACTTATGGCTTTCTTATTAAATAATCCTTTTTACTGTATTTCCAGCTTTCTTTTTCTTTGGGAGTTAATTCTGTTTTTATGTATAATTCATATAAAAATATTAGGCATATTGGGACGATAATAATTATATATCTATCACCCTGATTTGGCGAAACACCCGATAGAAGAATTAAATAAATCGGCAATAAAAAAAGTAAATTCTTACGCCAATTAAATGCTAGGATAAAGCCCAAAATAACATAGCTTAATGTCTGTAGTTGGGTAATCCTCTGCATGAATCCCTCAACTCCCACTGTTTTACCAATACAATTCCTTCCAAGATTTGTCAAATAGCCCCCTATAATATTCTCCTGCCAGAAGTGCTGTCCTATCCAGTTTGACGAAAACCATGCATAATAAATACCTATAACAATCATTACTGAACCAGCTATAAGCTGCCATTTACCAGGTGCTATAAAAAATAAAATAGGGAGAATAAAAAATATCATTACCGGCTTTATTAGTAGAGTCAGGCATATCCAAAAGAAAAATCTGGGCTTATCTATTATGGCTATGGTGATAAAAAAAACGAATAATGTTTCGGTGAGTATCTTTTGAGATAGAAATAAAAGTCCTATTGTGGAACAGTAGATTATTAATCCTAGAACATCTGTCTTTTTAAATACTATATAGGCCGTTATGAGCCATAAAATGTCCTGAAGGTATATTATATTGGTTCCAAAAAATTTGCATAATAGGGGATAAAGTGGTGGTCTTAAATATTCGGTATTCCCTATAAAAGTATAGCTATCTGTAACTATTGGATCTATGTCGGTAACTATTTTAAATATCACCAAAGCAAACACCGGAAAAAGTATCCAATAATATTTTTTATTTAATTTCATTCAAACAAGATTTTAACCTGACAATATTTTGATGGGATATGTACAATAATGGTCCTATCCTGTTTGTAGGGATCCTGACCCTGATCAGCAATTAGCCGGGCCTGATATATTCCAATATCCAGGAATAGATTTTTTTCACCGAATAGTTGTAATCTTTCATTTACCATCATTTCATAACTTGGAAGGTATTTTATGTATAACCAACCATCTGCGAAATGATTTCCAATAGTGAGATTAGGCTGTTCTTCATATTCACACGAAAACAGCACAATCAGTAATATGAAAGCTAATTTTTTCATTTTATCGCTAAATATGATCCGGTTGCAATGATCAAAATCACTACTTTCCAGATCAGATATAAAAGTCCATTCTGAAATATTTCTTTCATTTTTCCATCAAAGCCCTTATTACTGAGATAAAACCAATCGTTTTCAAGAAGTTTCCCCAAGAAAAGATCATGGACAATCCATCGTACTATCCAAAGAATAAGGATCCAAAGCAAGGGACTCCATTTATTTAGAAGTTCTGCAACCAGCGCACTGATAAAGATGATCCAGCAGATCTCATAAAGGTTACCCCAAACTTTCCATTGTCCCTTGGATCCCGGATAAAGGAATTTAATTACCAAAAAATCATGTTGGGCTTCCATCATAGTGATTCCTATTATAAAAATTACAGTTGCTATAAATAGTATTGTTTCAATCATGGCTTAAAATGCGTTGTATATAAATAATTGCCTCCCCTTTTTTCTCTTTGCCTTCCTGCATTCTTTACAGATTTGAAAAAAACTTTCCTGATCTGTTTTGTACCAATTTTTAGATGTTAGAATTTCACCGCAAATTTTACATTTCACGACTATTGTCCTGTTGATTGTCAAAAATAGATTTACAATAAATCCATAGTGCTGCCATTTCAATACTATTATCGCAATATTCTCCATTTTGTAACCATTGCTGCAGATGCCGATTTATAAAGTCATCCTGATATGGATAATCTTCTATGGTTTGAATGGCTTCTTTATCTGATATGCGTTCTGAATAATAGTTTACTTTACTCATGGCCGTTTAATAATAAACTGTAAATGATTTTCGTATAGCCGTATCCCCTAAATGAGTCCGGTATGCCTCATAGGATTCAATCAATTGATCAAGATCATTCTTGTGATATGCTATTGTATCTCCCGGAATAAAATCCCAAATGATTTGCGGCGGTATCGTATCCCACAAAAAGACATCAAACTTTTCCTGGTCGGTATTGCCTGAAAGATCCGTTGCCGTAATTGTCACCCTGTAATAAGGATTATTTGCATCCAGGATGGTCCCTGAAAGTGGTTCCTGGGTTAAAACTGCACCACCACAATTATCCAAAACAGAAACAGCTTCCAGATAATTAGGTAAAAAAGCTTCACAGTTATTATCCGCAGGTAAATATTGTGGTGGTATCTGTGGTAAGCAATTACAGCTCACCAATAAAAACAATAATGGAATGAATAATTTTTTCATTTTATTCTAATTTTAGGATAATCTTTTCTAACTATATCAGCACACTGTTTTAGTGTTTTTGTTCTTGCATCAGCATCAGCATAAACAGCAGCAGCAGCAGCAGCAGCAGAAGCAGCATAAGAAGAAGAAGAAGCAGTAGCATAAGCAGCAGCAGAAGCAGCAGCAGAAGAAGCAGCAGAAGAAGAAGAAGCAGCAGCAGCAGCAGCAGCAGCATAAGCAGCAGCAGAAGC